CTGCGGGACGATGATCGACCGCTGGATCTGGAACTCGCCGAACGAGGTGATGGTCTCGCCCGCGACGACCCGGTCCTTGAAGGCCCAGCCCGTCTGGTTGATGTCCCACCGGTACAGGTCCCGGAAGTCGAACGGGTTGATCAGGATCCGCGCCGACTGGAGCTCGTGCATGTCCGTCATGGCGACGGCCGAGTACAGCGAGCCCGGCGTCAGGTAGCCCGACGCCTCGGTGATGTTGTGGTTCGGGGTGACCGTGTGGTCCGGGCGGGTGGCGTAGTCCGTCAGCGCCGCCTGGAGCAGTACGAGCAGCCGGGTGTCCTCCTGCTTGAGGATCGCCTGCTTGGTCTCGTCCTGGGCCTGCTCGACTGCGTTGATACGCAGGTAGAACAGGTCCTCCTTGCGGATCGCGGGGCGCGAGGCGATACGGAAGAACCGCACCGGAACGCGCTTGCCCTCGAACGGAGTCACACGGACTTCGCCCTCGGTGCCGGACATGATGTACGCCTGGCCCAGGTCGTCCCACACGTCGTACTCGACGGGGGTACCCGGGGTGACCGGGTCCTCCACGAGCACGTTGCGGGTGATGCCCTGGTAGCGGAGCTTGAGCTGGATGGGACCGACCATCCCGACGCCCAGACGGCGGATGCCGCCGGTCTCGTCGGAGAGGATCAGCGCCATCTTCTTGACCTTCGCCTCATGCGTGAGAGGCGCGGCCTTCTCCCGGCGGGCGAGGATCGCGGAGGCGTAGTCGTCGGACTTCTTGGCCACACGGCCACGGAGCGACGAGGTTGCGGCGAGAGTCTGAGTCGGCATCAGTCAGCTCCTAGTACTTCTGACGAAGGCCACCGATGGTGATCTTCGTGGCGGAGTTGACCTTGAGGAGCCGGGCGACCGGCTGCACCGTCAGAGCGGTGACGACGCTGCCGTTGGTGGCCAGCGCGAGCTTCCCGCGACCGGTGCCGGTGGCGGCGCCGTAGATGAGCGTCTCGGTACCGTCACCCGGCTCGGTCCAGCTCTGGGTGGATTCGAAGGCCGGGGCGAGGATCTCGAACTCGGCGTCCGGGGCGAGCTTCCACACCGCGAAGGTGTTGATGCCCGACTCCAGTGGTTCGTCGATGCCGTCGCCACCCACGTACAGGGCGCCCAGGCCGTAGGGGATGCTGCTGGTCGCGCCCACGAGAGACACGTTCTCCCCGGCGGTCTTCATGAAGACCATTCCCGGCCAGATCGGGACACTGCGGTCCCAAGCGGCGTCCAGGAAGCAGCTCGCGGGCGTGGATTGGGTCCAGCCGTAGAGCGGTCGGATCGTGCGCTTGATGTACGACGTTGCCATCTTCGTACGAAGCACTACAACCCCTCCCATCTCATCTATTCGGACATATGGGCCGTCTGCTCGATGTCCGATACGAGACGGGCCCTTCTCACCCCTTTCGGGGGCTCAGACCGGGGAAGACAGGATCAAGGGGGACGGAAACATGCCGCAGCCCCCTCCCGGGATGACGGGAGGGGGCTGACGGGAGCTAGTTGAAGAAGTCGGGGTCCTAGTCGAAGAGGGACTCGGCGTCTTCGTCGGTCAGGCCCACCGCTCCGGCGACGGAGGTGATGGGCGCGGGCTGGGTCACCAGGGAGGGCATGGTGCGCTGGACACCCGGGGCGTTGGACGCGGCCCGGGGCACCAGGCCCTGCGGACGGGCCTGGCGTGCGGCGGCCTTGGTCACCTGCGACAGGGTGGCGATCTCGTGGCGGATCATCGCCTCGCTCATGTTCCGGTCGGACTCGATCGAGGCGGCCACCGCGAACTCGTCGCCTCGGGCCAGTCCGGCGGTGATGCGGTGGCGGGCCAGCCGCATGGAGGCCAGGGTCCGGTTGCGGGAGCCGGTCTGGCTCATCTCGCCCGAACGCGGCGGGGTGGTGCCCTGCTGCGCGGACGGTCCGAAAGCCGGGTTCAGCGGGTAGGCGGTCTCGGGGTTCATCGGGTCGCCCACGCGCACGTCGGTCTCGATGCGGGTGGTGTCCGGCGGGGTGTGGGTCTCGGTCCCGGCGACCGGCGCACTCACGTTGAGGAGCTGATTGAACGGCGCGGTCGGCAGCGTGACGCCCGGGTCCATGGGGGTGGCGGTCGTCTCGGCCGCGACGCCCTGGTTGGCACCGGGGGTCTGCCCGATCTGGTTCGGGTTGTCGTACGCCTCCGGGGTGGCGGCCTGCTCGGTGGTCTCCACCGGGGCCTCGGAGGGCGGGTTGGGCACCGGCTGGGCAGGGTTGTCGATGTCGGCCTGACGCTTGATCGCGTCGACCTCCTTCGTGACACCGGCCAGCCGGGCGACGTAGGCGAGCTGGAGGCCCTGGATGGTGAGCTGGCGCTCCAGTTCGGTGTTGCGGGCCTCCACGGTGCGGAGGTTCTTCTGCTGGCTCGCCATGGCCTGCATGAGCGGGCGGTTGCCACTTGCCATGAGATGTACTTCCTCTGGTCGGGCTCGCGGCAAGCCGAGAGCTTTACGTCTTCACCCCTTACGGGGACTACTGGCAGATCAGACAGGCATCGGCAGCGGCGTTTCGCCCTGCTCTTCGGCGGGGCTCATGAGCTGCCCCTGACCACAGTTGGGGCAGACGTCGCCCGCCTGGACTCCGTCGGGGGTGGCCTCTCCCGTCGGCGGCAGGATCGAGGTGTCCATGTCGACGCTCACCGGGTTGGTGGCGTCGGCCTGGAATCCGCACGCCGGACATTCGAGGTCCGGTACGCCATCGCCGGGGGTACCGGGGACTCCCTGGCCCGCGTCCGGGTTGGGGATCTGTCCGTCGGTGTCCAGGTCCTGAGGTCCGGCCGGGCCCTCGGGACCTGTCGGCTGGCCGGGTCCCTGGGGCGTGTCGGGCCCTGGGGTGAACGGCTGGCCGTCACTGCTGACCGCGTCGGCCGGGAGGGCCTGCGGTCCGATCGGCATTCCGTCGGGTCCGACCATCATCTGCTGGCCGGGCTGCTGGAGCGGCTGTCCGTCGGGTCCGAGCATGGCCGGGTCGACTGGTGCCCCCAGCTCGTTCGGATCCTGCGGCTGGCCGTCCGGGCCGAGCGCGTTGGGATCCTGGGGCGAGTCTCCGCCCATCGGGTCGCCGCCCGGCTGTACCTCGGCCTGTACTTCACCGGGGAGTGTGCCGGGCTGCTGACCCTGGTCCGCAGCGTCGGGGTTGACGGGGTTGCCGTTCTCGTCCAGGGCCGCCGGGTCGGCCGGGTTTTCGACCGGCTGTCCGTCAGGTCCGATCTGATTGGGGTTGGCCGGATCCTGGAACTCTGCGACGTCCTTCCGCAGGTCCATCTGTCGGGCCTTCTCCAGGTCGGGGTCCTGGAACATCTTGGGGGGTGCGACGTAGCTGCACACCTGGCAGGTGGCGCCGTCGAAGGTGTCGCGGTCACCGCACACCGGGCAGGCGTCCTCGCGCAGGGTGTCCACGTCCTCGGGGGCCTTCGTCTCGCCGTAGGCCAGTTTGCGGCCCAGCAGGCGACGAGAATCCTCGGGGGGAGTAGCCCCCCGGCCCGTCTGGAGACCCTTGCCGTTCTCGGTGGCGAACGGGGAGTGCACCGGGGCTGGGTCGTAATGGGCCGCAGCGTGATCCAGCATGGCGGAGGCCACTCCTCGTCGCTTGAGGTTGTCGTCCACACCGATCCAGTTGATATGGCCAGCGGGCTTGACGTGCCAGGAGTCCGCGTGGCCATTCATGCCGCAGTGGTCGCAGTGCTGATCGGGCCGGAAGTCGTCAGGTCCCTTCTCGTCCCAGTACTCCTCGCGCTTCTTGGTCCACTCCAGCTTCCCGACCTGCTGCCTGTCGGGAGTGTGGGCGCGCAGCACGTGGTACTTGTAGTCCGGTCCACCGTGGTACGTGAAGTGCAGGCCCTCCGGCAGATCACCACTGGCCCCGGCCACATGGGAGTTCGCCGGGGGCTGGTGCAGGTCCGGATTGTGCTCGCGGCTGAGGTCCTGCCAGGTCTTGCGCTGGTTGCGCTGCACGGTGTTGCGGCCCTTCTGACCGCCTGAGGTGTCACCCTCGGCGTTCAGGCGCTGCCGGGCGAGCCAGGTGACGGCCTGCACCTCGTGCGGGGGCACTTCGCGGCCCTCACGGTCGGAGATGACCGCTGCGGCCTTGCGGTAGTGGTTGGCCACGACCTCGTAGTGCTTGCGGTTCTGCGAAGGGAAGCCCTTGACGTCGTCGGCGTTCAGACGGCGCCCGGCGGCGACGGACAGGGCATGACGATCCACGACGACCTTGTCCGAAGGCTCCTTGGGCTTTCCT